GATGCGATCATACCGAACATTTTTTACTCCTTTACCACTTGCCCCAGCGTCTGCCCTTGCGGGTATCGACGTGGAGGAATGTTTTGTACTTACCAAAGCTGCCGAACCCTGCGGCTTTGCATTGCGCGAAGAGGTCTTCTCTGTCGTGTCCTCGCAAGGATATATCGAAAGCCATTCCAAGTTTATGTACTGATTTAGGCGCTCCACCGATTTTTGCATTGTGGACCGGGCTTCTGTAAGCCGACGTAATACGAAACGACTTGTCAGCCAAAATCCTTGCTCGCACAAGAACATCCAACGCACTAGGAACGATAAGCAAGCTGTCCGAACCCTTACAAGCAATTTCGCTAGGTTTGAAATATGGTCCCCAAATCCAATCATATTCTGCCTCCTCGTAATGGTCGTACAGCATGATTTATCTAACAGATCTTGAACGTTCCGCCACGAATAGCGGCTCCCATTCCGCGATTTTCACCCGAAACAACGGATCCTTTTTCAACGTTCGGAGTTTTTTCTTCTTTTCCGTCGTTGTAAGGAACGTAACCCTGATCCTTAATTTCAATACCTTTTTTCGTAGCTTCTTTAGACGACTTACCCATAACCTTCTCCTACTTACCTTGTTGTTTCATAATCTCTCGTTCACGGGCCGCTTGTATTCTAGCCGCCACTATACCTTCTTGAGAGTCTATTCGATCAGCACCTAACTGTGCGTTATTCTGCGCTTTCTGTTGGTCCAAAGACAAGCGAGCCTGATCTATCTGGTTTTCTGCGGCGTCTTGCTGCGCTCGAAGCTCCAGGTCCTGCTGCTTAAGAGCAATAATAGGGTCCGGTGCCCCACCACCACTTATTTGAGTGCTCATAGACTTAACTTCTTGCATTCCTTTAGCAACAAGATCAGCGACCATTGATTCAATGTCCAACGCCTGCTGCTCAGTTGGAGGCTGCCCTTGAAGTTCCTGTCCTGCCTGAAGCGCAACTTGTTCTTTGGCCTTTATAGAAACATGCTCCATCACATGTTTTTGCAGAGCCATAGCTACCGCTGGCATCTGAGACACCATAGGAGAAGAACCAAAAATAAGGTGCGCCATTATGTGTGCGTCGTGATTTTGACCTTGAAAAACAGTCAGGGGCAAGTTTTCTAAAGATTCCGAGTTTTCCACCGCAGGGTCTTTAGGAGCAGGCTCTCCCTGTTCTACAGGTTTTAATATGGAATCTACCTCGTTAACACCTACCGCCGTATACATGCGACGGTACGCTTCGTACATATTGTGAAGTTCCGGAGCGGACTGAGCAAGTTGAAGCTCCGTTTGCGCGAGCGTAACCCTCTGGGCCAAAGAGAAAATGTTGGGGTCAGATACCGGAAGTATATCAACCCTATCATCGAAATCCTCCGCTTTTACAGTTCGTTCAGCACCTACAACGTTATACGGGTATTCCGGAGGCAGGTACTCTCCAAATACACTTGCAAGAAGTTCAAACTCATCTTTTTGAGCATAGTGAAGGCGTTTGTGTATTGCAGACATCACCTTCGCGCCCTGCTCCAACATGGCAATGGTTGTTCCAACCGCCGCCTGTTGGTTGCCGTCTCCTACTTGAAGATTAGAAACCGCAGCAAACCGCTGACCTGCCTCCACACAAAAACCCATCAACTGAAACAATGTTTGATCAGCACCCTTGTAAGGAAGCAACATTAACGAGTCCCGGATAGAACCACCGGGGGCATCTACATCCCTAAACTCACCGGGAGATAAAGGCTCGTCATCATTCCGTATGCGAAGACCGCGACTTTTAAATCCTGCTGGAAGGTTAGAAAGCGTTCCAGCATCAATAAGCTGGCGAAGAGCCGCCGTAGCTGTACGGCTTAATCCACCAATCATATGTATTAAACCAAGGCCGTAAAACCCAAACCCCGGAAGAAACTTGAAATGAACAAAATATTGTTTCTTTTTTCTGCGAGAATCATCCGGGTTATAGTTTCTTCGTATACTAAGAAGTTTTCCGTTGTTTTCCGCTACGGTAACCACATAAGGGAGCTTAATACCGGTAGGCTCCCCGTCATCTCCGGAATCCTCATAGCCTTCAAGATCTAAATCTACGTGACATTCTAGAAGTGTGACTTCTTGATCCAAATGAGTGGGGGATACACCAGATATTTCATCCATCTCTTCCTTGACCTCAGAAGGATCTGATTGAGACGCCGATACTTCTATGTCGGAATAAAACCCAGCAACCTGTTTCTTTCGTAGTTCGTTCTCACTGATCTGGATTACATGAGTAACATTCTCTGCGGTCTCCAGGTCCGTAGCTGTGTAAGGAACAACCAACTGCTCGGCAGGAACAAACTTGCTTACGGCCCTCTCTAGAAACTCGTCGTAATAAACTTTCTTAAAGGTAGAACCAGACAAAGGTAGATAAAACAACATCTGATCAAATTCAGGTGTGTACTCTTTCATCACACTTGTAATCTGGTAATTCATAAAATGTCGAACCCGCTCAGATTGGTTTTCTAGCTCCGGAGTAACTTTGCCTAACACCTCCGTGCGAACAGGACCTCCAGCAGGAAGTAACTCTCCAAAAGCTTGCGCCTGAAACTGGGTCACAGCCTCCGCAAGAAGAGGATGTGTTACGCCGGTAGCACCACGAAAGGGCTCTGTTCGGTCTTCGTACCGGAAGCCAAGAAGCTCTAACCCCGTTCGATAAGCTTCCTGCCAGTCTTTCCGACTCTCTTTGTTTGCCTCGTACTGTTCCACAAGTTCAGACGAGACCAAAGATGCTACGCGGTCGTCGATGTCATCAGCAAGGTTGGCGTAGAAGTCACCAGTGTCCGGTGAATCCATGCGCGGATCAAAGTCCACTACCACACTGCCGTCTTCTTCTAATTCAATATTTAAACCCGGAGCTTCTATAGTGGTAGAGTCATCTAGCTCTACTTCCGCAGGAGCACCCTCTTCTAAATCTACAGAAGGTATCTCATTGCGTCGCTCTACAAGAGAGGCCGTTCCAAAGTTACTGCGGGGAAGAGGGTTCTTCGCCATCCTAGTAACCTCTTAAAGACATGATACCGCCGCCCGCTCTTTTTTCTGGGTAATATGGTTGGTTATTTTCCCTTGTTTCTGGAGGGTAGTAGTCAGTGGGGGCTCCTTGCAATTCCCGAACACGGTCAGCCATACGGTTAAGTTCACTTGAAGAACTACGTCCCGCTAAAGCATCGCTCAATGCAATGTTGTTGGCTGTTATAACACCATCCATTCCGCGCGTTGTATCGTTTTGTCTACCAGACTTACTGTCAACAACTGCAATAGGAAGGGACGTTAATTCTCGCAACAGAGGACTGTTTGGCATGTACGGCATCGGCTGTGGCATCGGCTGTGGCATCGGCTGAAGTTGTGCGTCTAGTTTGAGAGCACTCCGGACCATGTTAAATTGTGAGTCCGGAATTGCAGCCGCCATTTCAAGGCCGGTACGGTTCCCACGTATGAAGTTACTAACTTGTTCATCGGTACCGCCTTGCATAAGCGCATAAAGATCATTGGCTAGTTTGACCATATCAGCATCGCCACCCTCTTGCATTCCGATAGGACGGAAGCCCATGGACCCGCCACCGCGCATCCCCATAGCCTGTGCATACTGCTGTGCTGCCGCCATACCTTCTGGCGTATACGGAAATTCTCGTCCCATTACATTAGGCATTGCATTTGATCCTCTTTTGTGAATTTATATTTTTTACTGTACTCGTATTTACGTTAACGGGAAAGACTTCTTTGCCAAGTGTTAAAACCGCATCTTAAAGTTAATAAGAGCTTGCGCGGCACTTTCTCCACCAATCGGATTATTGTAGGAACCCGTTGCCCGTAGGTTTCCACCAAGCCCAAAAGGATTTCGGACGTTATAAGAGCCTCCAAGTGAACTCTCCGTGCCAACACCGCGAACGTCTGTAAGATTTCCACCAACACTTAAAGTGCCCGGACCCACTTCTCCTTCAAAACCAGCACCAAAACGAGTCACGTTTGGAGACTGGCCCATGGGCCGTGTATCCTCAAACTTTGACTTTGGGCCACGTCTCGTTCCGAACTCTCGCGAAAGGTTCAGGTTTAACGGACCAATGCCCACGGAACCTCCCAACGTGTCCGTCTTACTGTCAGAACG